AGCAACAGCAGCTGGGCAATATGGAATTGCAATAGGTTTTGGAGCAATTGCAAGTGCATCCTTTGGTGTAGGTGTAGGAGTTAACGCTGAAGCATCGGCTAGTAATGGTGCAGCGTATGGACGAGATGCTAAAGCTTTTGGATCAGAATCAGTAGCTATAGGTGAAAATGCTATAGCACAAGGTGCAAACAGTATTAATATTGGAGTTCGTGGATTAACTCCAGGTACTGCTTCTAATAGTATCTTTATAGGAACTAGTACATACTCTACAACTGTAACTGCACAAGACTCAATTGCAATGGGTAATACATCTTCTGCTCTAGGTATAGGTTCAGTTGCAATAGGTAAAGATTCATCTGCATCAGCAAACAACTCAGTAGCATTAGGAGAAGGAGTTACTGCTAGTACAGCTGATACAACAACTGTAAACTTATTACAAATTGCAGATTATGCTAACATTGATTATGCAGATGATACAGCGGCAGCAGCTGGAGGAATACCTTTAGGTGGTGTGTATCATACAAGTGGTGCAGTTAAGATTAGAATAGCTTAAACAAAATTAAATTTAAATGTATAATAACAAAGGTTGGTTCGCCTTTTTAAACAAAGAACTGCCTTTTTGATTGGAGGCGTAATATTTTATATTTATATTTTTTGATTGAAGAAGGATTCCGAAAGGGGTCCTTCTTTTTTTATGCTTACAAAAAACTATTTTGAAAAAGTATATATAATAAACAACGTACCGTCAAGCAAGGTTCATCTGTCAAAGCTAGAAAGGATCGAAAGATTACAGCAGATTAGAAGTCGGGTTTAGGTTAATTCAACTGAATGTCCCCGATAGCGTTAAAAATTGCCTAAGATATAAGTTACTGGGTTGGAAACTAATAGGGGATCCAATGTAGGTGTAGATTTTAGAAATAAAATTAACGAACGGCAGTAACGAAGTTCTAGGTTAATATCGCGATATGGTAACATATTGTCATAGAAGATAAAAATTCTATAGGGGATACTAGTACACTATCAGTACTGAGAGTTTTCACTTGGTAACTAAGTTTACCTTTTTTTATTCAACATCAACAAAATTAATTCTTGCAAACCAATTAAAGGTGTTTACACCAAAGACGTTGAGTGAGTGAAACGAACCAACTGCTTAAAACAAATGGTTAAATCATCTATATAATTATTAAATAACAAATATAAATTATTATGAAACACACGACAGAATTGACTAGAGAAGGGAAAAAACATATCTTCACAACTAGTAAAGGAAAGACTTTAAACTTTTTCCAAGAAAGAGAAATCATTACAGCGGATACTTACACAAGAGTATGGTGTTGGAGAAACCAAAATGAGTACAAACAAATCTTAGCAAAAATAAATTAACATGAAATACCTTAGTAAAAAAGAACAGGACATATATAAAAAATTATGGAAAAGATTTGAAGGTACAGGTTACTTACCTTTTCTTTATCCTAGTAACGGAGAGTTTGGAATCTTAATAACAGATAATTCAGAGTTTATGAGACCTTGTACATTAATAGAAGCTTTTACTTTCATCGATGGGATTGAGGCTGCAAATATATAATTAAAATAAAAATGAATTATGTATTATGTATATCAATTAATCGAAAACGGAAAGGTAATCTATATAGGTGAAACTATGTATCCAAAGCAAAGACTATATGACCACACTAAACGTAAACCAAAAGCTGGTCATGGTAAGTTCTATGGTTTAGATTTAGAAATAGAAATCATTGAGTGTTATGCAACAAAGAAAGAAGCATGGCATAGACAAGTTAAAGAACAAAAGAAATATGGTTTTACAACTGATTACGAAAAGCTAAGAGCAGGTGTAACTAAAGAATCATGTTCCAAAGGAGGACATATAACAGCACAAAGAAAAAGAAATGACAGAATATCAATTAAATAATTTTGATGATACTAAAATTCATCTATGGATTCCAGAGTTCATGAAAGATGCAGATGATTGGGATCAAGTATGGGTAACCTTTTGTTATGCAGTTGCAATTAATAGTGGCCTTAATAAACGTTATGAATTTCATTTACATGATTATGGCTTAATGACTCCTGACTCAATGATTGATAAGTTTGGTGTTATTGAAAGGTTTAATGCAAAGTATGGTGAATGGATTAAGATGTGGTATAAAGACGGAGCTGAAGCTAGTTTTACAATTGTAAAAAAGAATTGGAACTTTATAGAAACCTTTATAGGACCAGGAACAGTACAAAGAAAATGGATTCATTTGTATTCTCAAATTTTTGATTGTGATGGATTTAGACATGACGTGTTTACTGAAGAAGAAGGTCTGTGGAAAGGATTAGCAAAAAGATATGCTTGGTCATCAACAACAAAAGAAGATGCATGGTGGATGTCAGATGTAGAAAGAAAAAGATGGGTATCACGATGTAAGCCATCAAACGGAAGACCACAATATTTAAGAAACCCGTTAAGAAAAGGTGGTACAGAGGATGGAGAAATCATACCTTCCTTTAGAGGTGCTCCGTTAAAATATACAGCAAAATTAAAACATACACGAGATGAACAAGAACTTTAGTGAAATGATGGGTTTGCCTAATGCAGATGGTTACCACAAATTATTACCTATAACTAAATTACGTATAAGAGATGCAATCTTAAGTGGTTATTTACATATACCACAACATTTACTTATGGATGAATTAGCTGAGGATCTAACTATAGTAGAGAACGCAGAGGAATATGAATTAGCACAAGCATATAAAGACTTAATAGATGATCTTAAAACATTAGATTTAATGTCGTGAATAAATTCCTAACAGAAAAGTATGCTGATATAATTAAAATGTCATGGAGGATCTGCAAAAGTAAAGAGGCTGAAGACGTAGCTCACTATGCAATTGAACAATTCATGATTCATAAAAGAGGTCAAGAATTAGTTGATAAAGGTCAAGGTATGCTTTTCTTAAGTGGAATCATTCATAGATCATTTCATAGTGGAACTTCACCATACCACAAATTATATAGACAAAGTGGTAGAGTACATAGGTTACACGATAAAACATCAGAAGCTCGTGTAGATGAACCTTATGATTTTGAAATAGATCTAACTATCGAAGGCATACAAGGTATCATGGAGGACATGGAAGCTGATACAGTAGACCAATGGTTTAGAGTAAAGTTATTTAAGATGTGGTTAGATAACTCAAACTATTCAGAGTTAAGTAGAATAACTGGCATACCTAGAACAAGTATAAGTCAAGCTGTAAAAGAATGTAAAGATTATATTAAAAATAGAATAGAACAAAATGGAATTAATAATTAGTATTTTAGGAGCAGCAGGGTTAGGTCATCTAGGTGCAGACTTTTTATCTCGTTACGAATGGTTATGGGATAAACCTTTTAAATGTAACATGTGTCTCACCTTTTGGTTAAGTTTCACTCCTTTTATATTTCAATATGGATATGAAGGTATTTTTTATGCAGCACTTGCATCAATCATATCAGAACTTTATTTTAAATACATATGAACGAACAAGAATACAAATACTTAGATTCAAACATTTACTTATTAGGTAATGTAAAATGGAATAGTGAACAACAAGCTAAGCTATTTGGTATGTACAATAGAATCACAAACGAAAATAAACCACAAACCAGTTGCGGACGTTGCGTTCTCAACATTAAAAAAAGATTACAATTCGAATATGAAAAAAGAAAAATTAAATTGGAAGGGTAAAACCTACACGGTAAGTTCAACTACAACAGAAGGACTTAAAGAAGCTGTAAGAGAAATCAAAAAAGCTCTAAAGAAAGTAGAAAAAGAAAAAGAAAAAGAAGAAGATGTTTAAACCAGGACAAAGTGGAAACCCAGATGGTAGAAAAAAAGGATCTGCTAACAAATATACTAAACAAGTCAAAGAGGCTATGGGTATGTTATTAGAAGGTAACTTAGATAATCTATCAATTTGGTTAGCACAAATAGCAGCAGACGATCCAGCTAAGGCAATGGATATTGTAATAAGACTATCAGAAAGGTTTGTACCTAAGCTCTCTCAACAACAAATAACAGGAGGAGACGGTGAAGACTTATTTAAAAATATATCATTTAAATTCGGTAACGATACGACTGAAGAGTAATGTACATAGGCTTCACTCCACATACAAAACAAAAAGAAATAATCCAATCTATACTAAAAGGAAAAGAAAAATTCCATATAGTTAGTGTAGGTAGACAAATGGGTAAATCTTTAATGGGAATGAACCTAGCACTCTATTGGGGTATTAATAATGGACCTTCTAAAATACTTTGGGTATCTCCAGTGTACTCTCAAACAAATAAAGTACATAAAGAGTTAGTTGCAGCAATAACTGAAAGCGGTATTATTAAATCTAATAATTATGGAGACAACACTCTAACTCTAAAAAATGGTACCGAGATCTTATTTAGGTCTGCTGAGAGATATGATAACATTCGTGGATTAACCTGTGACTATGGAATTATTGATGAGGCAGCCTTTATGAAGAATGATGCATGGGCAGAAGCAATCAGACCTGTGTTTGCTGTAAGAGGTAAAAAGGTTCTCTTTATTTCAACTCCTAAAGGTAAAAACTATTTCTATGATCTATTTCAATTAGGAATGTCTGGAGATAATCCGAGGTACAAAAGTTACACAGGAAGTTCTTACGATACACCTTACATAGACAGAGATGAAATAGAAGATGCTCGTGCAACCTTGCCTAAACAAATATTTGAACAAGAATACTTAGCAACTTTTATTGATGACGGCGGAGAAGTCTTTTCTAATATTAAAGCAAACACTTTCGCAAAATACACCAATTCATCAAGACAAATATTTTGTGGAATAGATTTAGGAAGAGCAGATGATTATACAGTTGCAACCTTTATAGATAAAGATGGACTTGTAATAGATATGTACCGTAATAATAAAGTAGAATGGTCAACGATGGTGAGAGAAATCATTGCCCTTATAAAGCAACATAACGCAACTGTTATGGTTGAGGTTAACTCTATAGGTGATGTTATCTATGAACAGCTCAAAGCTCAATGGCAAAACACAATACCTTTTGTAACAACTGCGAAGTCTAAACCTGAGATCATAGAAGGACTTATCTTAGACTTTAATGAATCAAACATTAAGATTCCTAATAAAGACTTGTTTCCTCCTTTGGTTCATGAGCTGGGTATATTTAGTTACGAATACAATCCAAGGACACGTAATGTAAGATACGGCGCACCAGCTCCACATCATGATGACTGCGTTATGTCTCTAGCAATTGCAAACTACAATAGGAAACAAAATTCATCTATTGGTACCTATGCAGTTATGGGTAAGAGATAATTCAAAAGGAACATAAAGTATATTTCTTAGTATATGGTAAAGATCAATATTAATGGAAAGAGTTATGCGATCCCTCAGCGACTAACAATAGACCACTACAATAGTCTGTTAAATTTTGACTGGGAGGATCCAAAGTATTATCCAATGATAGTGTCACAATTGGTCAATGCGCCATTATCCTTAATTGCCAAAGCAGAACCACAGTCTCTAACTTTAGGGATCGTGTTTGCTGTTAAGGCTATGAATGAACGTAAAGAAGTAGAGATCTTAAACCTAGATGAGATTACATTTGGTCAATTTATAGACTTGGATGTTTACTTAACAATAGGAATTGATAAACACTTCAAAGATATAGCAAAGATACTCTGTCCTAAGGCTAAGTTCTCTGATGAGGTTATGTGGGCAATAGAAAAATATGTAGCTTTTAGAACATACACTTATAGGCAGTACAAAATCTTATTTGGATTAACTGATCACGATATATTTGATGCTGAACCAGATGAGATTAAAAAGACTCAGATAGCTAAATCGTGGTACACTATAATAGTACAGATTGCTAAAGAAGATATACTTAACATAGATAAAGTAACCGAGCAGCCGTTAAAGAAAGCTCTAAACTTTATGGCACTACAAAAAGAAAAGGTAGTAGAAGAAAACTTGCGTAAGCAAAAACAACAAAGACAATATGACGTACAAAGAAATCGTAGATAAGGTTGGTCTTATCTGTAGCCAACATTTAATTATACAAGATTTTGGTTACGGTGCACTAACAGATATTAAAACCGTTAATGATGATGGTACACAAAGAGTAAACTATCCTTATGTATTCCTTAATCCTACACAGAGCGCGAGAACTGGGCAATCTATTACATATAGGTTTAACTTAATCGCAATGGATGTAGTTGAAGAATCTCAAGGATATTCAAATTGGTTAGAAGCTCAGAGTTCATGTCAACAGTACATAGATGATATACTTGCACAACTTAGATTTGGAAAGCCATTACTAGATGCTGACTTAACTCTTAATGTTAACTTAACACCTTTTAAAGAAAGATTCCAAGATACTGTTGCAGGTATGACAGCTACATTAGAAATAGAAGTACCATCAAAACTAAATGAATGTATTGTACCAATTGATGAATTTACTAGCTTATATGTACAGAGTCCTGCTATTCAATATTTGGGTGGATCAAATCAAGACGGAGACGGTAACACTGGTCCTAATACTCCAACTAATGCTAATGGAATTGTAGGCCTAATTGAGCAATCAACAAACCCAGGCCAAACTGGTTGGGGTGTAGGTACATTCTCTCAGGTAAGAGTTACTTTTGATATGACTTATACATGGGATCCCGTACCTTACTCGGTAGCTAACGGAAATCCTTATGATATGGATCCACAAAACTTTTGGTTCCTAGAACCATTTGGAATTGATTTAGGTGGACCTTTACAACCTGATGTTATTGTAGGATGGCCAGGAAATACACCAGTCGTAGGAGATACATATCCAATTGAGCTAATATGGAATAACGTAACAGTAACAACTGCAACACTTACAATACCTTTTAACAAATATACATTACCAGCATCTCCTAATCCTACACAAGAGTTTCTAAATAGAACAGCACAGTTTAAACTAGAGAATTTAGAATTAAGAACTTACGCATGACAGTAGACGAATTTGAAAGATCACTACAAGCCTTTGGTGAAGAACTCCAAGATATACAACCTATCTTACTAAACATAGGAGGTAGAATAGTTGATGAGATTAAAGCTGGTGCACCTACAGATACTGGAGCATTACGTAATTCAATTAAGGCAATCATAGACGGAGATAGCTTAACAATAGCAATGTTGTATTATGGTATGTTTCAGAACTATGGAGTAGATGGAATAGAAAATGCACCAGCTCGTGAAGTACCAACATTCGGTGTACCTCAGCCAACAGCAGGAAGTAGATATGGATTCTCTGGTAATTTTGAGATGATAGGTGGAGATCTATCGTATGGTGCAAGAAAAACAATATATAAAATGGGATTAAAACCACAGAGCTTCTTTGACCTAGATGCAATTAGTCAAGCAGTAGCAGACGGAGTAGCAACCCAATTAACACAAGACTTTTAATTATGGCAGTAATAGTAACACAAGTACCGAACTTAATTTTTGATATGGCTTACGGAGCTAATCCTTTTACATTAAGTGGAATTGATCCTACTGATGATAAGTATGCACTACAGATCTTTGTTGTAGGTAATGCAACTCCTATCGCAGATATAAGACAGACTCCTAACCGACAAGGTAGAGCAATCTTTGATATACAAAACATTTTACAAACTGTAGTAGGACCACAAGTAAATACCGTTGATAGTCAAAATTATAATTCACTAACAACCTCTACTAGGATATCACTGGCAGGTGCAACACTAACGGAATATCAAATTGCTTATGCTACAGAGAGTGGCGGAGTGGTTGGAGCCTTTACTACTTACCCTGCAATATTTACTGTTATAGCAGGATCTAAACAATACTTTGAAGTTCCTTTTGATGAAACTCCTTATCAACCTGTAATTAGTGGAGGTGTAGGAATATGTTCAGTCATTGATAGGTATGCAAAACCTTTATCGGATAACTCATATACAATTGCTGATGATCTTCCTGGTAAGACTATTAATTATTATTCTAGTCCTAATGGTATTGATGTACATAATGTTTATGTAGATGATCAATGTACTAAATCATTTTACCAAAAAGTTGAGAGAAGTTCAGCAACACCACCTGCTGCACCAGTTCAAGGTATAGAAGCCTTTTATGTACTTCAATTTAATGCCGCTGATAATTTAATTCAAACAAACGTTATACCTAACATACAATCTAACGGAGGAGGACCAAACGTAGCTCTTTATCAAGGTACACAGATAAGTGGAGACTTCCAGGTTATAACAGCAGCAACTGGTCCAGCTAACTTAATGGCAATCCTTAATGCTGCAACTGCATCTTATTATATTATACCTGGTGTGTATGGTTGTTCTGAAGATTCACAGAGTCAAATAGATGTAATGACTGAAGCTGCATGGAGGGCTCAAAAGTATATTATAAACGAACCTGAATGTTTAGACTATCCGCATGTTCAATTTGCTTGGCAGAACTCTTTAGGTTATAGAGATCAGTTTACTTTTACTAAAAAACTAGTTCACTCAACAAAAACCAGAAACAATAACTTCTTAAAAGGTCCTGCTGATTATAATAGTACAAGCTATTCAGTAGACATAGAAGATAGAGGTTACACTACATATTCACAGAAAATACAAAATGAGTTTAGTGTCACGTCAGGCTATATGACAGATGAAGAAGCGAAATTACTTAAACACTTATATCAGTCCGCTGAGGTTAAGGTAAGGTTCTCTAGTGGACAGTATGCAAACGAATGGGTACCTGTGACAATTAGTTCACTTAACTATACAGAGAAAAACTTTCAAAAAGATAAGCTATTCCAATACACTGTTAAATTTACGCTAGCTAGTAACATTAAATCAATGAGAGGATAATATGATTCAATTAAAAGTATATCAAAGTGAAGCAAGTACAGATGCAGATGCAATATTTCTGGATCTTTACGAAACTCAACCAATTAAGTTAACGTTAAGTGTAGAGGATATCACAACTGCTGATGCAACATCTGTATTTAGTAGAACCTTTAAAGTACCTGCAACAAGACATAATAACGAGTTCTTTCAAAATGCATTTGAAATTGACGGTATTGACTTTGATATTACAATTAAAAAACCAGCACAGATACTTGTTGATGGTGCAGAGTTTCGTGTAGGACATGTTAGGTTACAAAAGATCTATGCAAACGGAGACCTAGACAAAATTGATTATGAATTACTTTTCCTTGGTGAGACAAGAGATTTCTCATCTGTAGTTGGAGAGAAGCCATTATGTCAATTGGTAATGACAGACTTTAATTGGGATGATAACCCAGTTGCTTATACTAATGCTGCTGACTTTGTTGGTCCTTTTCTTTATGCTGATGTAAGAGATAGCTGGGATGCTTATCCTGAGAATGCCTCTTTAACGGCAGGGTATGCAGATGGAGATATATTATTTCCACTAATAGATCACGGGAACACGTATGATGATGCAGGCAATCCTGAACAAGGTATGATTAAGTTATCAGGTTCTGATAGATTTACACAGTCAGCTAATTCTTTATCTTTAGATAGACTTAAGCCAATGGTAAGAGCTAAACGAGTATGGGATCAAATCTTTGAGGATAGTGGATATACTTATGACTCTACATTTTTAAATTCTGACTTATTTCATCAAATGTATATTTCTGCATTTGGTAACGAAGAAAAGATTGGAGCTGACATTGGACAAATTACAACAAGTATCTTTGAATCGTCTAATCCAACTAACGGAGAGAATGATGTAAACAATTACATGTATAATGATAATGTTGCAAGTAATGTTGGAGGATACTTTAATGTAGGTACTTCTGATGTACAACCTGCAGGAACAGGATCATGGTTTGTTGCACCAGGTACTGCAACGATTGCAGGTAACTATTATATAATGGAAATCTCTGCACAAGTAGATGCTCAGTTTGAAAACTCTGATTATACTTTTACGATGGTTCCTTCAGCGGTTCAGCTTTGTGTTGTTAATACACCAGGCGGAACTATTACACAGACAATTGCTACAGGTAATTTTACTGGTAATATGAATACAAGTATACTTAATTATGATTCTCGTAATGGAGGTTACCAAATCCAAGCAGGTGATATCTTACAAGTCTTTATTACTCCTTCTAGTACTTATGACCTTTCAATGGTTGATAATACTTTTTGGAACTGTACTGCTGCTCCTGGTAATTACTATGCACCTGCAGATTTTAATTGTGATTACAGACAAATAGATTTTATTAAGGATGTACTTACAATGTTTAGGTTAGTACTTCAACCTGATAAGAACCGACCTAATAACTTTATCATAGAACCTTGGCAAGACTTTATAGGAAGTGGAACTACATATGATTGGTCCGATAAACTTGTAAGAGAAAAAGACTTTGTTAGTGAACCTCTATTTAATACACAGAGTGCAGAGATAGAGTATACAATGCAAGAAGATGAGGATTTAATTAATTCTTTTCACCAAGACAATACAAAGCATGCATACGGTTGGTTAAGGTTCAATAGCGGTAATGAATTACTTAAAGGTACAAGAGATGTAGAGGTCTTAGGGATTAGTCCAACACCAATAGATCAAATCAATCATGGAACTAATGCACCACATCCTTATCCTCAATTTATATTACCAACTATAATAGAAGTAACTGGAGAAAACTTTGATAGGTTACCAATTGTCTCAAATACAAGATTCCTTTTCTATAACGGTAAACAAGACATTGATGTTGCACAAGACGATTGGTATTTAGATAATGATACAGGTACTGCACAAATACAAGATATATGGCCTTTAGTTTCTCCTTATGAAAATTGGCCTGTACAACAAACTAGTTTAAATTTAAATTTCTTTAATGATACAAGATATTACATTGACCCAGATCCAGGTACAGGATACTATGATCAAGGCTCTACGCTTTTTGACGAGTATTGGAGTAGATATATTAGTTCTCTTTACAATAAGTTTAGCAGAAGGGTTACCGCTTATTTCGTTTTAAATAATGTTGATCTACAAGACTTAACCTTTGATGATTTAATTTTTATTGACGGTAAGTACTATAGACCTGAAAAAATCATAGATGCTCAAATAGGTGAAAGAACAACTGTTAAGTGTCAACTAATTACTTATAAAGATAAACGACCTGTATGGGTAGACGAACAACTAACAGGTTTCTCTGTTATTGTAAGTGATGGTGATTGTGCTGGTGATCCTGGATCTATTCAAGTTACAACTAACGGTACTCCAAACTTTACATGGGAATTACAAAATAGTGGACAAACTGGAACTTATAATGCTAATGCAGGTGCAGCTCCTTATATCTTTACTATAAGCAATGTACCTCTAGGTATTGATCAACTTTTAGTTACAGATAGTGTAGGTAGAGAAGCAACAGTAACAATTCAAGTAAATGCAAGTACAGCAACTCCTGTAACAGCAACATGGACTGAAACAGATGCAACAGATTGTTCTGCACCTTGTAATGGAGAGGTTACAGTTACACCAAGCGGTGGCACAGGACCTTATACAATTACATGGCAAGATGGTGGTAGTGGTTTAAGTAGAACTGGTTTATGTCCAAATGATTATTACTTTTTTATTACAGATTCATTAGGATGTCAAAGTCAAACGTTTCTTGCTTCTATTTCTTGTCAAACTCCACAATATGTTTATAGAGTTAGAGAACATTTAAATAATTGTAATTCTTTATCTTCAATAGAATACATTATTGATGCAGGTGCGCAGTTACCTTTAGGACAAACTCTAACACTAAACGAAAGAGCAGGATGTTACCAAATTATGGGTACAAGTAATCTTAACCCTTCATACACAGTAGATTTCCTTTCTGTAGATTGTGCACAATGTACTGGAGGATCATTCTTTAGTTGGGAAATAGAAAACTGTACTAATGCAGCAGATGTAAGATATTTAAATATTCCACTACAATCGTTATCTGTAGGTCAAGTAGTTACAATCCAAGAACCAGGTAACACTGATTGTTATGAAATAATTCAGCAGAGTGCAACTGGTGGTGTATGGGATGTGGATCAAGTTTATACTGATTGTACTACATGTTCTAGTTCAACTGCAGGCTTCCAATATTACTGTGTATTCTGTGACGGACAAACTAGTCCTTATTACTTTAACTCCAATATTGTTTTAACACTAAACGGACCAGCATATAAAGTCTTAAACGGATCTTTTGCAGGCAGATGTGTAAAACCTGTCCTAGCAAATCCAGGAGCTACTACCTTTGGTGATATAGATACTTCAATTTCATATACTGATTGTACTACATGTTTAGGTGTTACACAAAGTACATGTCATGATATATCTACTATAGGTACAGGTGGAGCAACAGGTCAATACCAAAGAGGAGGAGCAAGTTTCTCATGGGCATTAAGAGGAGGAAGTACAACTGTATGTGCAGATCCAGGTACAGTAACAGTTACAACTGGTACCGCACTAATAACAAACTTAGGTACAAACTGTGCCACTAACTCAGATTGCTAAAATTCAATCTAAACATTAATTATATTTCTTAGTATATGGCAGAGCAGGAAGTTAAAATAACATTTACCATTGACGGTATAGAAAAGGAAGTTAAGTCTGTTGAGGAACTTCAAAAAGAGATGAAAAATCTCGGTAAGGAGACTAAAGCAGTTGCTCAAGAAAACACTATCCTAGCAAAAGGTAAAGCAGCCTTTAATGATATGAAGAGTAGCATTAAGGGAGTCACTGCTGGCTTTAAAGGTTTGAAGGGAGCTATAATGGCAACCGGCTTAGGTGCTCTATTAATTGCAATTACCTCTTTAGTATCTTATTTTAAAAATAGTGAAGAAGGATCTCGTAAGTTAGCAATTGCGATGGAAGCCTTAGGAATCATTACTGGAAAGATAATGGACTTCTTCTCTAATTTAGGTGAGATGATCGTTTGGGCATTTACTAATCCTAAGGAGGCGTTAATGAACTTTGTAGATCTTATTAAGGAAAATATCATTAACAGATTTGAAGGCTTATTAGAACTCATACCACAATTAGGTAAAGCAATCAATGCACTGTTTAAAGGTAACTTTAAGGAGGCAGGTAAAATTGCAACAGATGCAGTTGGAAAGGTTGTCTTAGGAGTTGAGGATGTTACTGATAAAGTTGCTGATGCTACGGAATCTGTAATTGAGTTTGGTAAAACTGTTGTTAAAGAAGTTAAGGAAGCAGTTGCGGTTGCTACTTTATTAGTTGATCAATTCAGAGCAATAAGAAATGCTCAACAAGCACTCATTGTAGATAATGCATTGTTAAATAAAGAAATGGAAACTCAACAGAAAATTGCTGAGGATACCACAAGAGCATACGATGAGAGAAAAGAAGCATTAGAAAAAGTTGGAGAAGCTCAAGTAAAACTAGCAGAGAACCTTGCAAAACAAGCAAAGTTAGAAGAACAAAACTTACGCCTACAAATTAGTCAAGAATCTAATTATGAAAAGAGAGAGGAATTAGAAACTAGTTTAGCCGAAGCAATTGCAACTCGTATAGAAGCTGAAACTGCATTAGAGACAAGGAGATTAGATGCCGCTAGGATTACTGTTGAATTAGAACGTGAAGAACTAGAGAGAAAACAAGCTATTAGAGATAAGCTTGCTGAAATGGAGCTCGAGGATATTGAAAATGAATTTGTAAGAGCACAAGAAGAATTAGCTATTGCACAACAAAGAGACCTAGAAGAGTTAGAAAGACTAAAGGCTACTGAGGAAGAAAAGCAAAAGGTTAAAGAATTTTATGGAAAGAAAAGCGATAAGCTAAAAAAGGAACAAGCAAAATTTGAAGAGAATCTACAGAAACAAGTTACTGAAGCAAATCTACAAGTTGCAAGTGGAGCGTTAGGTGCTCTATCTAAACTCGTAGGAGAAAACACTGCTGCTGGTAAAGCTGCTGCAATTGCTGCCACTACAATTGATACTTACTTAGCTGCTCAAAAAGCATATACCTCACAACTTATACCAGGAGATCCTTCCAGTCCAATACGTGCTGCTATTGCCGCAGGTGTTGCTGTTGCTGGTGGTATTGCTAATGTTGCTGCAATCGTAAAAACTCCAACACCAGGTACTGGTGGCGGTGGAGGTGGAGGTAGTGTACCAACAAGACCAACTATTCCAGCATTTGATCCATCTATAGCATTAGAGGCAGGAGCCGGTGCAGATGCAGATCTAAATTCAGAAGTAACCTTAGAACAATCACAAGGTAGTGCAGGTGGAGTAATACGTGCATATGTGGTATCTGATGAAATGACAAGTCAGCAAGAGGCTACCGCTAAAATAAATGACCTAGCAAGATTATAACATTATGAAAAAAATAGTAGAACTTTTAATCGATTGGGAAAACCTTGAGTTTGATGACTTAGGAGTTGATGTAATGTCAATCGTAGATAAACCAGCAATTGGTGTAAACTTTTTAAAATTTGCTCATCAAGAATTTGTAGAACCTGAGAGTGGAGAATCCGAAGATGACTTTGTAAGCAGATGTATTCCTGTCTTAAAGGGAGAAGGTTACGATGATGATCAGGCTGCCGCAATTTGTTACAGTAGCTATATAGATCAAGACTTTAGAGAAAACCCAGATTGTCCTGATGGATTTGAACATAGAATGCCAGATGGAACTTATATGTGTGGTAAAGAACATAACTTTGAAACTTACAATGATTATCCTAAAGCAGCAAGAGAAAATGCACAAAGAGCAATTGATTACGCTAATGAGAATGGTTGGGGATCATGTGGAACTCCTGTAGGTAAAGCTCGTGCAAACCAATTAGCAAAAGGAGAAAATATATCAGAAGAAACAATTTCACGAATGGCTGCATTTGAACGCCACCGTAATAATCAGAAACCTTATGGTGAAGGCTGTGGTAAACTGATGTGGGATTCTTGGGGTGGTGATGAAGGAGTAGCATGGGCACAGAGAAAGCTCAAATCCATTAAACAACAAAAGATGGAAGAGGCAGTACTAAAATTAGCAAAGAAATACGGTGAGACTTTACCTATTGATGATACTGTTTATATAGATACTACTAAAACTGACTTTGTAAATGTTGGAGATTACTTAAAAGGCATCATTGGTTTAGATATTTTAGGTAAACAAGACCTAGATAATGAACCAGAGATTAAATATCGTTATACAGGCCCGATATCGTCCGATAGTCGTAACTTCTGCCGTGCAATGGTACGTTTAAACAAAATTTACACTAGAGATGAGATAAATGACATGGATACGTCTATTAACACCGGGTTTAGACATGATGGACAACCTTATTCTATATTTGATTTTAAAGGTGGTGTTAATTGTAAACACTATTGGGAAGAACTAGAGGTATATAAAGAAGGTAGATCAACAGTTGTAATGAGTAAAGGTCGTGCAAGCGGTCAAGCCGGGAGAATAGCATCTGCGAGTAATAATTACTGGAGATATCCTGGTTCTTTCCAACAATTTGCCTTTAGTGAAGACGATGAACGTATAGTTGTAGGACCAGCTATGATTCCTGACCAATTAATCGTAAGACAAGATGAATTAGGTAAACCTTTTCACGTATTCTTCTCTAGAGACACAGTAAAAAAGATTGCAGAGAAGTTTTTCGAATATTCTAAGCAAAATAACACTGATATTAATCATGATGATGAGATAACTACTCAAAATACACTCTTAGAGTCATGGATAGTAGCTAATCCAGAGATGGATAAGGCAAAAGATCTAGGTTTTAATGTTCCAGAAGGTACATGGATGACTAGTTATAAGATAAATAACGATGAAACTTGGAATAAAATAAAGGCTGGAGAACTAAATGGTTATTCAATAGCCGGAAACTTTATAGAAAAAGCAACTCAAAGATAATGACAAACGAATTAAAAGATTCAATCGCAGTAGGTTCTACTATTGCAGGTGGAGGATTAGCAGTAATGGGACTAAATGAATGGCTAACTTTAGCTTTATTAGTTACCGGTGTTATATTAAACGTGGTAAGGATACTTGAACTACGTAAGTCTAAGAAGAATAAAGACAGCTAGACGCACTTTTGTCAATTCGACACGGATATATATTTCAAATTGTCTGGATACACTGGACAAGTTATAACAAAAAACACTTTAAAACACTATGAACGTAAACGAAGCAATTTCAAAGCTCAGAGTTATGCTAGGAGCACCTACGGACACAGTTGTTAAAATGGAGGAAGAGGTTATAAAGGAAGAAACTAAAATCAAAATGGCGGAAGCTACTTTGATTGACGGAACTGAAGTTTACACTGAAGGCGAAATACAAGCGGGAGCAATCCTTTTTGTAAGAGCTGGAGAAGGCGCTTCAGAAGATCCTTTTGCACCTGCTGGAAAACATGAGACAACTAGTGGCTTGATCATAACTGTTGGTGAAAGTGGTGAAATCACAAATGTAGAAAAAGGTGGTAGCGAAGAAACAGTTCGTGAAGCAGAAGATACATTTGAAGAGATTGAAGAAAAGAAAGAAGTTATCAAAGAATTTGATGCTGAAGGACTTTTGGATGCTCTGATGGAAGCTCTTAAACCTTATACAGATGAGGTCAAAGAAATGAAAGAAAAATTAACAGTTCTTTCTGAAAGATTTGAAGCGGTAGCCGATGAGCCCGCAGGAAAAAAGGTACGCAACACCTTCTCAGAAAACCTTGCAACAAAACAAACCAACGCTGAAGCGAGATTATCAAGATTAATTGAAATCCGTCAAGCAAAAAAGTAACCCTAAAAAAACAATAAACAATTATGGCTTTTGATTTAACAGCGCTAACTGCCTATACTGACGAAACTTCATTGGACCTTATTGCTAAAGCAGTATTAAATACTGACTTGATGGAATATGTTGACATTAGAAGTGGTTTGAGTGCAGGTACTGTAGCAATTAATTTAATGGATGGTGACTTAAATGTCGCTGACTTAGCTTGTGGATGGAATCCTTCAGGCGATGTAGCTTTTTCTCAGGTAGATATTACTATCAGAGATAAGCAAGTAAAAATGGACCTATGTCCAGAAGATCTAAGATCTTACTGGTTGTCTCAGAGAATGTCTGCAGGCGCAAACCAGGAATCAGTTCCTTTTGAGGAAGTGATCGCAGATTACTATGTAAAGAGAATATCTAAGTACAACGAAGCTTACCTAATCGATGGTGACGGAACTGGAACAGGTATCAAGGACCAAGTAACGGTTGCATTAGGAGCTAACGCTTCTGCTAACCCACTTGCATGGACTTTAACTAACGCTGTAGAGCAAGCATTAAATATCTTTGATGCAGTTGCTGAAGCTAGTAAAGATAGAGATGATTTAATTATGATCGTATCTCCTGCTAACTTTAACACTTTACGTAGAGCATTAGTTGCACAAAACTATTACCACTATGACCAAGGTGACGGAAGATCTTTCGAATTACCAGGTGCAAACATTAAAGTAGTAAAGACTTCAGGTTTAACTGGATCTGACTATGTATGTGCAGGACCTGCTTCAATGATCGTTGCTGGTACAGGTTTAGAGGATGATGCTTCAACAGTACAGTTCTTTTATGATAAAGGACAAGATGTTGTAAAATTCATCGCTAAATGGAGATTAGGTGTAGCAGTATCTCAAGTAGATCAATTCGGTACTAACGACTTATAATCTTAAACTAAAAACTAAAAAAAACAAGTAAACTATGGCATGTAGCAATTTAACAGCAGGTTTCACTTTAGACTGTAACGACTCTAATGGTGGTATTGATAAAATCTTTATCGCTAACGGACCAGTACAATCTATTACAGAAACTGCAGGTACTATCACAGCAATAACTGTTGGTGGTTCCGCTCTGACGCCTAGTGACTTTTTTGAGTTCGAAGTTCCAAGACAAACTAGTTCATTTACAGAAACTATTAATGTATCACAAGAGAATGGCACAGTATTTTATGACCAAGCTCTAACAATGATATTCAACAAAATGGAAGCTGCAAAGAGAGATCAGATTTTACTGATGGCTCAAGCAACTAACATGGTAGTTGTCTTCAAAGATAACAACGACAAGTATTTCTCTGTTGGTGTTAAAAGAGGAGCATTCATGGCATCAGGTTCATCTGTATCAGGTACCGCTTATGGCGACAGAAACGGATATGAATTAGTAATTAGTGGAATGGAAGAAGATCCATCATTCGAAGTTACTGGAAGTATTGTAGAAGCGTAAGCAACCACAATAATAAAACAAAGAGGGTATCTATTAATTTAGGTACCCTTTTTTAGTGCCATTCAATTAAGACTGGAGATTGTGGAGATAGATAAGATTTTGCACTAGGCCATGTTTTTTGGGTGATCCAATAGCCACTAAATCTTTGCGCATAATCATAGGTAGTTCCATCAACGGTTATTGAAGGAGCATAGTGAGCATACATACATGAGTGCTTATCACCAGGTGTATGAGAAGGAAAGTCAAATAGTTCACCACTTAACAAGAACTTAATATCAACTTGTACATTAGTTTCATAACCACATCTAACACAGTCTCTAAGCAAGTCGTTAACTCGTGTAGGATCTTGTGGACCTGTAATAGTAAAATCTATATCATTAGCAGGAGAGTCATTTAAAATGCTTCCATGTACATACAATTTATAATCAGTCCAATCTAAGGATCCCATTTTTCCTATTACAAATTTTACAATTGGATCATCTAATCCGTAGAGCTTTGTAGTGACATTGCACTCAAATTCACCAAACTTTATCTTTTTTTCCATAGAATATATATTAGGTAGTTACAACTCCCTAGGAAAGTATATTTCTTAGTATAAATAAAGGCTAAGATATGACTACAAAAGTTGACAGTACAGAAATGGTACTTTACATTAATGATGCAGATATTACTTTTGATAATAGCTGGGAATTTACTATGACTAGTGAATACTCTCAAACACCTATTATTGATGCAAGTTCAGCTGTAACTTTAAATGTACAAAATGCAAGGTACATGCAATTTACTGTAACCGTAGATGCTACTTTTAAAGATAAGCATACTAATGGTTATTACAGTTGGACCTTAGGACCTTATAAAGGATTTGTTAAACTTATAACAGTGCCTGGAGGAGATTTAGGAACAACAGATTACGTAAGTAATAACGAAGACAGAGAAAGTACGGTTTACTATAGACCTAATTATTAAAAAGTAATATGAGAAACACAAACCCAGAAGGATTATATTCAATTAAAGGCTCAAAGTTTGAAGCTATTGATTTACCAATTATCCAAGAACAAAGAGGAAAGGATTACATTAAGTTTGGATTAGATAACCTATTTCCACAAACACTTATTGAATTATATGATACCTCAGCAATGAATCATACATGTATAGATGCAATTAAAGACGGCATATACGGAGAAGGTATAAAAGAGTATGGTGTAGATTATATCAATACCGATGGAGAAACAATTAACGACATCTTTTCTAAAATTGCATTAGATTATACACTATACGGTGGATATTCTGTAAATGTTATTTGGAATAAAGAAGGAACAAGAATCGCAGAAATTTATCATATACCTTTTGCTAATGTAAGAAGTGGTAAACCTAATGATGAAGATAGAGTAGAATCTTATTGGTATTGCTCTGATTGGGAAAAGCTAAGAAAACATAAAGCAGTAGAGTATAAAGCTTTTAATGTTACAGATAATAAAAAAGACAATGCAAGTCAAATTTATTATTGTATGAACTATACACCTGGTAACGATGTTTATCCACTGCCTGCATATATTGGTGGTGTTAATGATATACAACTTGATGCTCGTGTAAGTAGATTCCATAATGCAAACATTTCAAATGGTTTAGCACCGTCTATGTTTGTACAGTTTAGAAATGGAATTCCTTCACCAGAAGAACGTAGAGATATTTATAATGAAATAGATGATACATTCAGTGGTGAAGAAAATGCAGGTAGATTCTTTTTAGCGTTCTCTGAACCAGGAAAGGAATTACAAGTTACTCCTATAGAGAATGCGAATGATGATTATTACATTACTCTCGAGGCTAGGATTACTTCTCGTATCCTTACTGCTCATCGAATCACATCTCCCTTACTCCTCGGTATCAAAGATGGTGCAGGATTCTCATCAAACTCGGATGAAATAATCACTTCGTATTCTCATTTTATGAACACGGTCGTAAGACCAAAACAAAGTAAAGTATTAGATACTTATGGATATTTACTAAAACTTGCAGGATATAATGTTAAGTTAGAAGTAGAACCAGTGCCAATGATAATAGGAACTGATGCAGATGATCCAGCAGTAGAAGAAAACATAACAAATATAGCAAACGAATAATATGGCAAATACAGCATTACTAGTTTCAGAACAAAGAATGAAGCAATGGACTCAGCTTGACGACAATGTTAGGATGGATGATATTACTCCGTTCATTTTGCAAGCACAAGACATCTATTTACAAGATACCTTAGGCACCAGGTTTTATAATCATTTAAAAGATGGTATTATTGCAGGTACTCTTATTGCAGATGAAAAAACTCTACTTAATGATTACATAGGGCCTACTCTAATGCAGTACGCTCTCTATTTAATGTTACCGAGTATAAAATATAAGATCGCTAATCAAGGCATCTTAAATGGCACGTCAGAGGAAACTAGCCCAACTACTTTAGATGAGTTACAATACTTAAGACAAAGTACATTGGACACAGCAGAGTTTTATAACAAAAGGTTATTAAATTTCTTTAATGATAATCCAAACTTATTTCCTAAGTATCAGAATCCTGGTACCGACGGAATGATGCCAAATAAAAGAAATCCATATTTTGCTGGATTAGTAACACCAAGAAATAATGAAACATATTATGAAGACAGATGGGGCGAATGTTCGGACTGTGGACCTTCCACAACAGTCTAAAGCGACTAAATCGAACATAGGTAAACTAAAAGTATATTTAAATAAAGATGGGAAAGTTAGACAAAATTCTAAACAGTTGGTTAAGTAAAAAGCTTTTTGTTTTTTGTACAGCAACAGCATTAGCAATCTTTGGAGATGTTACAAGTAGTGACTGGGTAATCATTGCCACAGTTTACATAGGTACACAAGGAGTTATAGATGCAGTCACAAAGTTAAAAAACTAACAACATAAACAATAATTATATTTCATAACGTATGGATATTAAATCAGTAACGAAAGATTATGTAGAATGTGCCAGTGGTGGTGCAGTTACAGCACCTAACAACGGAAGCTGGATCTCTGCATATGCAATACATTTAGGAGCAACTACAATTGTAAACGGATCATGGCTTCAAACACTATGTTTTCAATTAGGTGTAACAACTCCTGTGAATAGTTCATGGGTAATTGCTCTTGCTAATTATTATAACTTAACTCAACCTGTAAACGGTTCTTGGTGGTATGCAATTGCTGATGAGGCATGTAACGGAGTTCCACCTGCACCAAACTTTATATGGAATGAAGATACAAGATTATGGGAAGGTGAAACTAGAGTTTGGGAAGTAGGTTAAAAAATAGAAACAGATATGAAATGTAATTGTAAAGAATGTAGTTGTGGTAAATCATGTCAATGTACATGTTGCAACTGTTAAATTTAATAAACATAATAAAATAAACAATAAAAGAAAAATATGGCAGCATTAACAGGAAATCAGATTGATCAAAGTTATCTAGGACTGATTAAAACAACAGACAACCTCGCACTAACTGCGACTGCAAAAGCTATCACTGATGGTGGTGGAGGAGCTACTAACATAGAAATGACTAACACTGCAACAAACTTTGTAAGTGGAACAGTTGACTTCACAGGATCTACAGTAAGTGGAATAACCGGAATTGCTGGTTTAATAAGTGGAGCGGCAAGTGAGTCAATGATATCAGCACCTTCTCTAACTAGTTCAGCAGCAACAGCAGCTGGGCAATATGGAATTGCAATAGGTTTTGGAGCAATTGCAAGTGCATCCTTTGGTGTAGGTGTAGGAGTTAACGCTGAAGCATCAGCTAGTAATGGTGCAGCGTATGGACGAGATGCTAAAGCTTTTGGATCAGAATCAGTATCTATAGGTGAAAATGCTATAGCACAAGGTGCAAACAGTATTAATATTGGAGTTCGTGGATTAACTCCAGGTACTGCTTCTAATAGTATCTTTATAGGAACTAGTACATACTCTACAACTGTAACTG